GCACGACGGAAAGCGTAGGGCGCTTTGTTGTAAGGGTGACGACTGGCTGTGTGGTCGTCTGCAGAGTGACTGCCATAGATGCTCCTTACAACGAGAGGCGGGGCCGCAGCACGTCTACGCGCGCAACGGTCCCGCGTATTTACGGTGACTGTATTGCTGTTAGTGAGACTCGACTGCGGTGGTGGCGCCGTTGACCTCGACCTTGATATAAACGTGCTTTCCGTTCTTGTCAGGGTGGGTCGTGATGGTGATAGGCAGGCCGATCGCAGAGCTGGCGTTGAAGTCGATCTCATCTACAGCGGAGACGTTTGCGTTCGGCACAGCGACGGTGATCTTTGAGGCGCCGTCCTTCATATGGAAGACCCACGACTGCGCAGGAGGCATCGACGCGTCGAGAGACACGGTCGTGCCGTCAACGTTGTCAGGACCGAAGGCATGGACCATTGCCGCGTGGCTCATCTCGATCTCGGTCCAAGAGAGGGTCGCGTTGAAGGACTCGAGCACGGTGCGAATCGAAGCGCCAGACCAATCGTTTATGTCGGTCGTCGAGCGGTTAGGGGTGAGCTTGAGGCCGTCGGACGAGATGTAGCCAGAGGCGACGCCGCCCGCAGGGTCCTTTGAAAGAAGGGTGGAGCCGTCGTCTACAGCGGCACCAGAGATGATTGCGCCTGTGGTAGCCTGATCAGGCGCACCGACAAGCACGTTCTTAACGTCAACGGACATTTGAGCGCTCCTTTAGTCTAGAAGTCGGAAGTTCATTGGTATGTCGGTCTCCCAGATGTACTGGCCGTTGCGCCGACCGTAGCTGTAGAGAGACGGTGACCCTACGGCATTGAGATGCGGGTCCGACGGCTGGCATTGGCCGTATCGCGCGGCGATTGCGAGCTGGTATGCCAGAGACTCGGCCTCGTCGTCAGTCGATGCATACACCGTGAAGGCAAACGTCGGCGCGTCATGCGGGAAATCGACGGTGCCGCCACTCCGCGTCACGACGACTGCAGGGTCCGGCATGTCGTCATAGATATACGTTCCGCAGCGCACGCCAGTTACCTTTGAGGCCCAAGAGACAGCGAACTCGAGCGGGTCGAACATGCGGTGTCCTCCTTACAAGGTCTTATGCAGCGCGTTCTGCAGCGTGTGGTGGTAGGCCGTATCGAGCATCGCTTTGTAGTTTCCGGTCGCGACGAACGTATGGGCCCTCTTCTCGCCAATCTCCGTGTGGACCACGTAGACGGGCTCGCCGCTGTATTCAGACGACGGCCTGAGGTTTCGATGCACGGCCTCGCCAGCGCGTCTGGTCGCATCGGCCGCGGCCTTGCTCTTTGCTATCGCCTCTAGGCCCTGCTTGTTCAGCTTTAGCCGCAGCGACGTCTTGACATCTGCGCTACCCATCGAGCCTCACCAGCCTTACCAGCATGTTCCACGGAACTGGAGACATTGCCTGCACGTCTGGAACACCGCTAACGTCCAGAGCGTCGTCAGGCCACACGTCGCCGCGCCCTGAGAGTACGACACGGCATCCGGCGAGCGACGGGCCGGAATACGTCTTTGGAAGCGCCACGGTGTAGTCCGCCTCGCGTATGTCCGGACGTTTCGCGTCTGTGACGGGCTGGACGTCGCGGCCTGTAGAGACAAGGCAGTCGTCCACTGTCTGTGCCTTGTACCACTCGCGCTGCGTGTTGCCTAGGCGGTCTGTGACAGGGCGCGATCTGTAGATCGTGATCGTCTCTCCTATCATGCGGACTCCTTACGCGAGCGGGCCATAGTCAGGTGCGATGGATCCGACAACAGAGCCGCGACCCAGCGCGTTCTTGAAGGCCTTGAGGAGGTTTCGGTTGAAGTAGGCATCACCGGTCGGGTTTGAGTAGGTCGCCGAAGCGGTGAACCCGTTCGCGGACCAAGAGGCCTGAGTCGCGCCAGGAATGTCGCCAAGAGCGGCCAGAGGCGGCGCGATGGCCTTGCGGATTGCGTCCACGACCAGATCGCGCGCCAGAATCTTTGCGTCGCCCGTGAGCTCTGTCCCGGACGGGATGCCGCACGTCGCGCGAAGCTTTGCGCTCTGGCCCTCGAGCAGCATGTTCACCCTGTCCGGATTTGCCTGCGTGTCGTCGGTGACGGCCACGTAGTCCTGATAGGTGGCGTAGATGTCAGTGGATGCCATGCGACGCCTCCTAAAGCGACTGCGCAATGAGCAGGAGCTCACCCTTGCGTGAGTTGGACGGGTACTTGCCGCCGTGGGCCGTGATGAATCGCTTGAGGGCGACGACCGTCATATGCTCGAGGTCCTGTGCGTCCTCAGCGGTAACTACAGGGGCCGCGGTCTGTGTGGCAGGCTTCACAAAGCCCTTATCGGCCAGCTCCGCGACGCGCGGCCCCTTGTAGACTTGACCTGTGAGGTACACGGTCCCGGTGACTCGGTCGGTGAAAGGACGGATTACCTCACACATGAGGAATCACCCCTAAGCCGAAGGGGCGATGGTGCCCTTGACGACGAAGTTGGTGTACTCCGGCCAGATGGTAAGTCCGGACTTGAAGTAAGTATCGACGGAATCATGGTCAGGCGCCGGCTTGTGCATGACGCCGATGAGGCCGCTGTCGGACACGATGTAGTCATAGCCAAGAGCTGCCATCGCAGAGAAGTCCGGAGCATAGATGTGCATGTTGTCGACAGGGATGACGTAGAAGCTGCCGGATGCCACCTTGTTGGTCAGTACGACGTTCTGGATGCCCAGATAGTCCTCAAGATAGGTGAGGCCGAAAGCGGTCTGAGTCGTGACCTGCGCAGTGCCAAGATACTTGTAGGCGTCCTGACGGTTGAGCAGGTGGATGGTAGAACCGCTGTTGACATAAGAGGCGGACTCGAGAGCGTCGGCCAGAGCTGCGTCGGCGTTTGCGAGCGCGGCCTGAACGGTGGTGCCGGTCGCCTCGGTGGTGCCGTTGGCAAGCTCACCGATGAAATCGGTGACGATCTTGGTGCGGATGTCTGCGAGCATCTTGCTGTCGGTGCGCAGGACAGCGCCCTCGATGCCGGCCTTCTGGACGGCGGCAAGGGTCGTGCGTGCACGGTACGGCTTGGGGACGATCTCGTCGATGGATACGGGAGAGACGGTGTACTTGGAGACGGGCACCTCGTCGCCCTCGGTATACTCGGTAGTGTCGAGCTTGCCGGTGATGGTATAGCTCTTCAGAGCGGTGCCAGCCGCTACGGTCTCGACAGGGAAGAAAGACAGCAGGTCGGAAAGCTGGTTGTATTCGCTGTCAAAATTGCGGGCGGCCTCGACGTCGAGGGCGCGGAGGACGTCCGCAGTGGTCTTGGTGTTGGTAAGAACTGCCATGGTGACTCCTTACTCATACAGGCCGATATTCTCGGCACGTGCGCGGATGCGCTTGATCGGGTCCTTGATCTTCTCGATGGAATCCTTTGTGACAGGGTTGGCACCAGCCGGGGCGCCGCCACGGTCCTTTGGATACGCTGGCTTTGTCTGCGTCTTGGTGCCGGCAAAGTCGGTGATCTGCTTTGCGAGGGCCTTTGCGGCGTCGGCGTCTGTGGCGTTCTTGAGGATGTCGAAAGGCACGCCGGTCTCGTCTGCGACGTCGCGGATTGCGATTTGGCGCTTCAGGCTCTCGATCTCGTGGTCACGCTCGTGCGCGCGCTTCTCCCAAGTGCGGGCGCGGTTTTTCCACGCACTCGTCTGGTCGGATCCCTTGCCGTCATTGCCGTCGTCGGTCTCAGGCTCCGTCTCGGGCTCATTCTCCGGCTTTGCGTCGGTCTCGGGCTCCGTCTCGGGCGCCTTGGGCTCGTTGTCGGTCTGGTTGGTGTCTGCTTCTGCCATTGTGATTCCTCCCGTTTCGGGTCGCCGTGCGCTGTTCAGCACTACCGGCAATTGATGAAATGGCCGTTCGGCCTATGGCTACGCCTCGTCGGCGTCGCTTTTGCTATGAGGCGGCACGCTGAGTCGACTTTTGCAGTCGTCGCTTTGCCGCCTACTCGTCAGATGACTTCTTGAGCTGGTACTTCCGTTTCCAATAGCCGTTCGAAGTGTTCCACTCGGTCAGGTCGCCGCGGTACTTCTTGTACTGGTCGTAAATGGCTTCAGGGTCAAAGCCACTTCGTTTCGGCGACTTGGAATAGCTGATGGTCGGCGTGCAGCGGCAGTGCGGGTGCCGTGCCGGTGCCAGAGTGTCATCGCTCACGTAGACGAAGCCACGCGAGGCAAGCATGAGGCACCACGCGCACGCTCCAGGCTCCGGGACAAGCGCCCATCTCGGGTGCCTTGGGTCGCGGCGGGCCCAGTGCATGAGCATCGTGTCCGATACGCTGTACATGTGCTCGGTCATGCGGCCCTGCAGGTACGTCGTGGCGGCGTCGGTGGCTGAAAAGTCGCCGTCCTTTAGGTCCGACGCAGCGAGCTTGTCGCACATGCGGAACAGCGTCTCGCGCGGTATCGTCGGGTCGAAGCCGTCCTTGAACTTGTAGCCGCTGCGCGTCGCGATGTAGTTCTCGAGCGCTATCTGCGCCGACGTTTCGCCGTACTTCTCGACCATGGACGGCCATACCCGCTCGAGCAGAGGCTTCAGACCGCCGTCCGCGGCACTCGCCACAAGCTTCACGATCTCCTTGTTAGCGAGGTCGGCGGCGACTCCGTAAGCCTTCTGAGCCGCGTCGAACGCTATCTGCTCTGCGCCCATCACGACTCACCAGGCTCTGCGACCGGCTCGCTGCCGGCGGTAAGCGCGGTGAGCTGCCGGATGATCGAGATCTTGCCCTTCTCGGTGAGCAGGCGGTCGATGGTCGCGCCGTCAAGCCCAAGGTTCTCGTAGAAGACGCGGGTGCCGATGATAGACTGGTCAACGGCTGCGAGCTTCGACCACGCGTCGGCACGGCTTGACAGCGTCGGCATGCTCGGCGCCTTGAAGGCCGCGAGGATCTTTCCGTCGTTGCCAAGCCTGTCAAGCGTCGTGCTGCGCTCGATGGCAATGGCCATGCGGCCGATGTTCTCGAGCGTCCGCGCGTCGGCGCGGTTGGCCTGTTCGACCTCCAACACCAGCGGGTCGTTCGTGGCCGACAGGGCCTCGGATGACGTGTATGTGTTGGAAAGCACGCCAAGCTGCGCGAGCGGGACGTTGGTCGCGCCACTGAAGCGCTGCGCGTCTGCCTCGATGGCGTGCGTGAAAGCGCTCGGATCAGGCGACGGGAACTGTCCGACGGTCGGTGAGTCGCCGTTGAGGTCCTTGTAGAGCGCCAGATATCCGCCAAGGTAGGTCTTGACCTTCTGTGCCGCTACGGCAGCGGGATCTGGCGGCGTCGTATCCTCATCGTCCGGGTCCTTCCCCTCGGCGTAGGCGATGGCGTTCGCAAACGGGTCCTCGGCAAGGCCTACGATGTAGCGCTGCGGGAAAGTGTAGAATTCCGCGGCTATCTCCGACCTCGCGATGTCGCGCAGAGTCTGGTCGATGATGGCCATGACCTCAGGCGTGATGATCGAATGCCCAAACGGACGGTCAAGGTCGGGGTCGGTGATGATGGCGTCCATGAGCGGACGGCCCATCTCGTGCGGCGTCTCCTCGAAAGACCAGTGTGTAGATCCCGGCGTGCGGGTGATGTCGCAGACGGCGTATGGCGTGTGGACGACGTAGTGCGTCGGCTTGCCATCACGGTCGATGTTGGCCAGAACCAGGCCGGCGCCGATGCGCGACTTGTCCTTGTCCCAGAGTGCCGATGCCTGCATCGCGGAATAGCCGCGGATGACGGGGTAGCGGTCGCCAGCCATGACTGTGTAGAACGCGACGCCGTGCACGTACGCGCTCGTCCTCACCTTTGACTGCAGGTCAGAGAGGCTGTTCTCGAGCACGATGCTGTCAAGCTCTGGCAGGGTGTCGCCGCCACGCAGCACATAGCCGTCGAAGATCTGACGGTCGGTGCGCGCCTTGACGGCCTTTGCAGCCCATCCTGACACAGGGGATAGGCGGCGCTCCAGCTGTGGCGGGATGCTGATGCCCAAGCTCTTGATGGTCGTATGCATCTTATAATACGAGGAGAGAGTCGCGTTGCGGCCGCGCGTGGCATAGAGAACGTCGAAAAGGTCGTTCACGATGTCGCGGTACTCCGCGGGGATGTCGCGGACGTTTGGCCGGTCAATCGGCATGATGTCGTGGTCTGTGCGGTGCACATTCATATGACGCGCTGCCTCCTCTGCGGGTTCCTCTTTGTCGTCCTGGCGCCCCAGGCCGCAAGAGCGGCGGCCTCTGTTGCCGTGGACGTGACGTGTTCTCCTTCTATGGCTCCGAAACCAAAGCCTCTGCGTCCTATAGGCCTCTCGATGACGCCAAGCGCCGACGCCTCGAGCTCCTTCTGGTCGCCGTGATAAATCTGGTGCGTCTTCAGCCCGTCCAAGAAGCCGGCGGACGACGCAACGATGTCGCGTGCAGAAGCCCTCACGATGAAGTCCTTTGGCATCTTCACGCCCGGAATGTGCGTGAGGTTATCCACAAGAGCTGACGCTGTGCCTGCTCCGTCTATGACAACGCAAGCAGCCGTCGTGCGGCGCTCTGCTATCCACTGCGCTAGGTCTCGCGTGCCGCCGTTAGTCTCGGCAGTCTTGATGAGCTCGACCAGCACACGACCGTCCGCGTCCTTGCGTGCGCCACAGAGCGCATAGCTCTTCTCGTCGTGCGAGCACTTGATGCCGTAGGCCGTGATTGTGCGCTTTGCGGTCTTTGAGCGAAGATGTGCGAGCGTCTTCTCGTCCATCTCAGACGCCGCAGACGCGGCCCACATGTCACCGCTTATGACATGCAGCTGCTTTGCGGCGTGCACGGGCCACCACGCAAGCCGCTCGACGCTGAAACCGACGGGCGTGTCCGATCCGAACTCATCGCGTACGGCTCCCTCTTGGATCAGGTAGCCGAGCGAAGGGTTGACCAGATAGGCGGCCTCCACGGCGTCGCGCCACGTTGCATCATCGGGCAGGCGCTTCTCGGCGCTCCACTCGAGCCACAGCGTGCCCGGTGCCGGGTCGTCGGACCGCGCAGACTTGCGCGTGTTCTCGAAGACGTCGCCGGGAGTGCGCTC